TTAAAGAAAAAGAAAAAGGATAAAAATGAAAACGATCCTTTAAAAAAAGTAATTGGATTAGAAAGTGTAAAAGAAGAAATCAAATACTATATGGATTTCATTAATAATAAATCTAAATATACAGAATGGGACGTTAATCTTCCAAAAGGTATTTTACTAGCCGGTCCACCAGGTACAGGCAAGACGTTATTGGTTAAAACAATGGCTGATAACTTAAATATTCCTATTGAAAGTATGTCGGGTTCTGAATTTGTTGAAATGTATGTGGGCGTAGGTGCATCGCGAGTTCGAAAGCTTTTCGCCAAAGCTAAGAAACATGATAAATGTATTATTTTTATAGATGAAATAGATGCCATAGGTAAAAAGAGGGGATTTGATAATAACTCGGAGAGAGATAATACATTAAATCAATTATTAGTAGAGATGGATGGATTTGATGAAACAACCAATATAATTATATTTGCAGCGACGAATCTTGTCAAGAAATTAGATTCAGCTTTAACCAGATCAGGTAGATTCGATAAAAAAGTTTATTTCGACGCGCCCAATTTTAAAGAGCGCAGAGAAATGTTTAAATTATATCTAGAAGATATAAAACTACCACCGCATCTATCATTTGAAGTATTATCTGAACGTGGTGCTGGATTAACTGGTGCGGATATCGCAACTATTTGTAATCAAGCAAAAATAAATGCAATTCAAGGAAAACAGCTATTATCCACACTAAGAGAGGAAGACTTACAAGAAGCAATTGATGAGATTATGATTGGCCGAGAAAAACGCGAAAGAACAATGACAAAGGAAGAACGGGAAAGAGTATCGCATCATGAGGCTGGGCACGCTTTGATGGGATATCTATTAAAAGATTGCGCGCATCCTATTAAAGTCAGTATTGTACCTAGAGGAGAGGCTGCATTGGGGTTTTCGCAACAAAAAAACGAAAATAAGAAACTTTTTAAAGAAACTACGATATTATCACGAATTGCCATTTTACTTGGGGGAAGAACTGCAGAAAAAATCATTTATAATAATGTATCTACTGGCGCAGCAGATGACATAGAAAAAGCATCGTCTTTAATTTATAATTATACGTGTTCGTGGGGAATGAATAAAAACATAGGTCCTTTAAATCCCGAATTTATGGGCGCGATTGGGAGAAATTTGAGCATAGAATCATTTGAAGAATGTAAGCAAATAATGAACAACATTGAGGATTTTGTTTTTAAAATACTAAAAAAATATAAAAAATACGTTGAATCTATTGCAGCTCTTTTATTAAAAGAAGAAACCATTGATTATAAACAAATAAAAGAGCTCGTCCCCGAAAAATTAGAGAACACATTAACCGTTCCAATAAGTTAAACTAATATATATTTAATCGCTTGTCAATATAATGATTAAATATATATTTGGATCTATTTGTATAGTATTTTTAACATTATATTTATACGTTAAAGTCAAATATAAATTCTGGTCAATCCAACCTGTTTTTCATATTTATAATCTTAAATATTGGCTATATCCACCCGGAATTATACAACACGGTTTACCTCCAAAAAACAAATATTACAATTGGAGAATCGAACATGATACATTTAAAAATACATCCACTGAAAAAAAGGAACTGTTTTACTTTTTAATTAAAACGCAATATTTAAATAATAAAGTAGCGAAATACGATCCACCTAGAACTGGAGTATTGGAATATTTTAAATGTCATGGGACACCGACTTATCTATCATTACATTTTGACTACTATCCAACAGTCAAAGACGCGAAAGGACAATTTAATAAAAAACTTATATCCTGTATGACGTCCCGACGATTAAGAGGTCATCTATATGATAAAAAACTTACAGTAAATTACGTCGATTTTTTATGCGTTCATTCCAATAAACGAGAACAGGGCTACGCCGCTCAACAAATTTATACACATTATTATAATTCCCGTCAAAAAGATAAAAATCCAATTATGATGTTTAAAAGAGAAGGAACTGTTAATTTCATGACACCAATTACAACATATTACGCTTATGCTTTTTCAACCAAAATATGGAATAAACCTAATTTCCAATTGCCTAATAATATATCGTGTCATCTAGTGACTCCTCAAAATTTCGAGTTACTTGTTCACTACATTAAAGAGGTCAAATGTCATTTTTCTTTGTTTGTAATTCCCGATTTTTCTCATTTAAAAAATTTGATACAACATTCAATAATAATTCCATGCGTTTTGATGGACAATGATAAGGTGTGTGGTGTTTATTTTTATCGCAATCCTTATACTTCATATGAGGGCGAATATAGTATAGAATGTTTAGGGTCATACTGCTCTAATGAATATGAAGATATTTTTTTGAAATCATTTCCAAATACGATGGTTTTAATTCAAAAAAAGTACACATTTTCAATCATTGTCATTGAAAATATATCATATAATACAAAATTAATAAAGGCTATTTTAGATAGAGATGTTCCTAAATGGAAGTGTCCGATGGCGTATTATTTTTATAATTTCGCATACAGGCCATTTTATTCGCCAAATGTTCTTATTATAAATTAGCGTGTATATTTACCTGCTCTAGCAAAGCTATCAACTACAAAAATAACAAATACACCTAAAAACATATATAATACAAGCTCTTCTGTTACATTTTCAGTTTTTTCGTCCTGTTGTTCTTCAAGCATATGTACAACATAATTCAACTTTCGCATTAAATCATCTTTTGGACCAGACAGATTTTGACTGTTGGCTAATTGCGAGTAGTATGGAATATTATTAGGTGTACCGGTATAATCAGGTACATTCTGATTATAATATTGTTGTTGGTTATTATGATATTTTTTTTGTTGTTCAAGCCCTTCTCTTAAAAGACCAAATCCTTCTAATTCTTTTTGATCATAACCAGGGGCGGTTAAATTTCCTTTAGTATTTGCTTTACCTGCATTTTGATCTATGGGTTTATAATTTGGATTCACATAAGGTTCTCCAATTTTCTCCTCTACATCGGTCCCAACTTTTTCTACCTCTTCTTCAACTTCTCCCCCAATAAAAGATTCCGTTGAGTTCATGGAGTTTAGGAAATTTTCTACCTTTTTATTTCTTTTTTTAATTGTTTTATTTCTGAATCGTTCCCGTTTTTTTTTTGGAGATCCCTTATTTTCCATATTTTCCATATTTTCTATAAATGATGAAAAGCCTAAAGATGTTGACATACTTATAAAGAAAAGAGATAATATTTTAATTATATTTTTCATAAAAAATATATTCCTTTATTTATATAATGAAAGGTTACATGGAACTTGCACTAGGAGCCATTTTATTGGTATTAATGTATGAAAAACCCCATGCTTTAACAGAATTTGCCAATAGTCTTTTAGGCAAAGCTGTTATGATAATTGGTGTCGGTATAATTGCAAAAAATAACGGTTTGGCGCCAGGATTGTTGGCTGCATTGATTATGATTATTCTGATGCACGAAACTATAGAAGGCATGACAGGAAAAAAGAAGGATAAAGCAACGAAGGATAAGGTAAAGGAAAGTAAAAAACACGTGTCTTTTCAAGTGCCATCAAATGTCCAACCCGAGATTGATGCTATTCTCAAAGGAAAATGTCAAGAAGGGGGGTCTTGTGGATATGCTAAAACAAAATGCGAAAGCGGTGGTACATGCAAAATTCGTATTACACCTTCTCCAGTATTAGAAGACGAAAAGGCAAAGGAAAGTAATAAAGAATCATTTACAGATGTTCGTATTACAGAAGGATTTAGAAATAGAGAGGCCTATCAAAATACCATTGAATCTATGAAATTTAGCAACGGTCAAACCGGCGCTGGACAAAATAGATACAATCAATTTTAATAACAAGTTAATGTAATGACAAATGTCAATTCAATTATATTAATATTTTGTTTTATAGCGTTTTTTATTTCATTTATAGCGTTTAAACATAGCGGATTGCAAAAGGAAGGGTTTAGTCCCAAATGGCTGCGAACACAAAAAAATAAAATGTATAGGACGGTAAGGAGGACTGTTAAACCTTATAATGATGATATTTTTGATCAAATAAATCAATTTCGTCGCAAGTGGCTATAATTTTCTTCTCTTAATATAGTAATGTTGAATATATTAAGAACAGTGGCACACAATATAAATACAAGCAAATTTTTTGCAGGATTTGTTATGATTATGTTGAATATAGGATCGAAGTATATCACCATTAAACTAAGTAAATCACAGGAAGCTTACCTTCGAAATACTATAGCTCGACAATTATTGATCTTTTCCATTATTTGGATGGGTACAAGAGATGTTTTAATCTCCATTGCAATGACGGCGGCATTTATTGTTCTCACAAGCCATCTATTTAATGAACAAAGTCCCTATTGTATAATACCCTCTCATCTTAGAAAATATGAGGAATTATTAGATGATGATAAAGATGGACACGTCACTCCCGAAGAGGTTGAAAATGCGATGCGGGTTTTAGAAAAGGTAAAAAAGAGGGATAGAAAAGTTAATCATTTAAAACAATTGGAGACATTTCGATCAAGATTAATTTATTAATTATATTTTATATCTACTATATAAGATTTAATGCATAAAACAAGAAGAAAATATGGAGGTAATAAATGGAAAAGAGTGAAACAGGGATTAAAAAAAACAATTAAAAAAAAGAAAAAAAATAAAAAATTAATGAAAGTCGATGCTAAGATAAGCGATATTAATGATCAAATAATGAAATTGCGTATAAAAGCTCGAAATATAGAAGATAAACTTACAAGCAATACCGCTAATACCCCTTTAAAAAAAAAGCTGAAAAGAGAACAAGGTGATGCATTGCAAAAAATGAAAGCATTAAATAATAGTTTAGCCATAGAACTAAAGTGGAAAAATATGTTATCTATTGATCATGGTGGTGCAGCGGAACGACGGAGAAAATGCGATGAAATAGAAGGAAAATTTACAGATGATAAATGCTATATTAAACATCCTTCCGGAGTTGTTTGTAATGATAAAACAGGGGATAAAAACAATCGATATTGTTTGGTTGATGAACTTTTGTCTTCCATGGAAGACTCCGGTAGTATGATATTTACTGATCTTATAAATCAAACCAGAAAATTACAACCTGTAACTAGTAAACAAGGTGAAAATATTCCTGTAATAATAAGGTTTCAAACTAACTCAACGGGACATCGTCATAAATTTTTATATAGTAAAAAAATAGGTGAAATTGTTACACAAACAAGAGGGGACAGAGCACCCGCTGTAAAATGGGGGGGTCCGAAAAATAATCCAGAGAACAAGAATATTCAAGGTTTTTATAAACCGCAAAAGCAAATGTTTGGTGGTGCTGACATAAATGATTATCCAAAAATACCTTATACTGTACAACCAGGTGGACCGTATGCTAAGTTCAAACCCTTGGATGCATCAAGATGGCCAGACATGCCAACATGGAGTAAAATTAATACCGAGTTAAATAAACTATTTAAAATGTTATTCAGTAAAAATAAAATATTATCTTTGCCGAGCGCTGCATCTTCCTCTCCATCGATGGATAAAAGATTTTTAGTTAGTGGATTTACACCATTAGCTTTAAAATTTGATAACCCATATTTAGAGGAATATAAAGCTATTTCAAAATATTTTACTGGAATGCCATACCAATTTATAATTGTTCCTCTCGATGGAGCAAATGTTGTTATTGTAGATGTGAAATTAAATGGTAAAATTATGACACAAGAAGAGGCTAAAAAAGAAGAAAAAAAAATACAAGATAGGTTAGAAAAAGAAAAAGAAAAATTGGCAGCCATGACCCCTGAACAGCGTAAGGCATATGAAAATAGTATTTCAAAAAAAATAAGCAGTGCTAATGTTTATTTAACAGATGGTTGTAATCACCATTTGGAAGCTATTAAGGATATTCTTAGATCATTCGGTGGCGTAGGTGATATGACCTCATATGATGACACTAAAAATGCAGCTTTAAGAGAGAAATTTATGACCAATTCTAAAACTAAAATTACTGATAATTTAATTATTACAATGAAAAAGTTGATGGCCGATTTTAATATATTGGCAAATGCTCGGGCAAATAATAGACCTACTGATATTTATAAGTATGAAACTAATAGTGAAAAAAATTTATCAAAAATATTGACTTCTAATAAAATTCCATCTAAAGCGGAGGTTTCTTACCCTTTGAATGTATTAAATGGTAATCTAAAACAAAGTTTACGTGGCTCCGAGCGGGATGTGATATTTACATATATAAAAAAAATTTTAGATGATAAATATGAACAAGTGTCTAATGCTATTAAAAATAATAAACCGGTAAATATTTATAGATTTGATGGTCATAGTTTAGATAGGAATGGTGCACGTGGTCCATTTATTTATATTGGTCATATGATTCCAACTGAAAATAGACGTGGTATTACTGTGACTAATCTACAAGATATTAAAAAAGCTCAAAATCGCTGGCAAAAAAATGCAATGCTAAAGCGAACCCCAAGCATTAGAATAGGAGGGAAAAGAAAAACGCGTAAAAAATATAGATAATATTTAGTAAAAATATCTCTTGTTATATTATATAAAGATGTCATCTGAATGGAAACACAATTCTACACCGGAAGCAAAAAACGATTGGAATGACGATTATAATAATGCGCTAACAAAGGCACTGACCGCATTTTATAAAAAGTTAGACAGCAAACAGGGTCAAAGCACCGTTGCTGGCGAGGCCGAGATTAAAAAAATCGTCGAAAAACGGGGCGCCGGTACTGGAGATAAGGACAATATCCATGCACTATATGAGGGCTTGAAAAAAAAATATACACAAGATTATCCCAGCACCATCGCCGATGCGCTAAAATCAATTGCAAAATTTGCATGCACATACGCAAATGAATGCAGTCTGACCATGACGTACTCGGACTTCGACGCCCTGACTAAGTCAGGGCGATATTCCTTGTGGGCTCAACCAATACCTGAGGCTGTGATGATTATTAACGGAGTGGATACACCGATTACTCACGAATTATGGAACCAGCTGCTCGGCTTAATATATTTAGAATTTAGATCTACGCTCCAGAAACCAGGTGATGTACTTTACTGGCATGGTAAAGAAGATGTAAATCAACAGGGTTCATTCCGAAGTTCGAGTTCGGCACCCGATGTTGGTAAGGAAGGATGGTTTAGTTATATATTTCCACAGGGGTCAGAAGTACAAAATACCACTAACGCAACATATCCATATGGACGCGAAGATATTGTGAGCAATTTTTTTCATGCCGGCAAACCCATTCCCTTGCAAGTGTGCACCAAAATAACCCTCGAAGAAAAATATATGAAGCCGAAGGAGCAGGTTCAACCGCTAAACAGTTGGTTTGATGGTAGACAGGGAATGGTAGAATTCTTTGGAATAGATGATGACTACAACGAACTTGAGAGTCGTTTTGTAGAGTGGTGGACTTCCGGACGATCCGCGATTCATAAAACACTACACAAAATTTTTCGAAATGTACCAGGATTTACTGTACACCAACTCCGCCAGC